CACCATCGAGCAGATGGAGTCCATCGACTCCGAGATGAACCTGTACAAGGCCGAGGACGAGCACCGCGCCAGCGTCGCGGCCCTGAACGCCGAGAAGCGCCAGCTCGTCATCAATGGTGGCGGCAAGACCGTCGAGTCCATCGCCACCGTCGCGACCAACACCCATGCAGAGGAGGCGGCTACCATGCCCGCACAGGCCCGCTCGCTCGGCGAGCACTTCGTGGACCTCGTCAAGCGCGACGGTCACCCCAAGTCCTTCCACCTCGTGGCCACGCCGTTCGCCCGCGCCGCCACCGACGTGCAGGGCACTCCGGCGCTCGCACAGGCCACCCAGGCCATCACCACCTATGACACTAACGTTGTCGAGGGCGTCCGCGAGTCCATGGGCGTCCTGAACCTCATTGGCCACGAGACCATCGAGGGTAACACCCTCGTCTACTTTGTCGAGGGCGCAATGGAGGGCACTATCGCCGACTCCATCGCCGAGGGTGCCGCAAAGTCGCGCATCCATTTCGCCGACCCCACGCAGGTCACCGTCACCCTTGAGAAGGTCGCGGCCTACATTAAGGAGTCGGACGAGTACATCGACGACTACGGCTACCTCGCCAGCGCCATCAATGGCCGTCTGACCTACGAGCTGAACCTCAAGCGTCAGGCCAAGGTCATCACCGGCCTGCTCGGCACCTCTGGCATCCAGACCATCGGCGGCACCACGGCGGTCACCCGCACCGCAGTCGCCATCGCCGACGAGATTGCAAATGCCATCGCTGATGTCATGACCTACTCTGGCCGCACCGCCAACGCCATCGTCATGACCCCCGACATCTGGAAGATTCTCCGCATCGGAAAGGACGGCGAGAACCGCTACTACGGCGGCGGCTACTTCGCGGCCCTGCACGGCGAGAACGTGTGGAACCTCCCCATCGTGCTCTCCAACCAGCTCACCGCCAACCACGTGGTCGTCGGCGCGTTCGACACCTGCGCGTCGCTGGTCTCCAAGGCCGAGGGCGTCACCGTCGAGGCCACCAACACGGACCAGGACGACTTCATCAAGAACCTGATGACCGTCCGCGCCGAGTGCCGCGAGAAGCTGGCTGTCCGTCGTCCCGCTGGCTTCGTGGACATCACTGTGGCGGCTTAGTAATGCTGCGCACATACAAGTGGCGCGGCGTGTTCTGGCGCTTCGAGGACGGCAAGGCTCCCGAGGGAGCCGTGCTGGTCGAGGTCGCGGGCGCTCCCGTGACCCCCGAGGCACCCAAGAAGGCGCCCGCAAAGCGCGCGCCACGTGCGCGCAAGCCCAAGGCAGACACAACGGAATAGGAAGGTGGTCGCCGTGTCCCTGCTCGAAGACGTCAAGGTCACGCTCAGGGTTGGGCACGACGCCACCGACTCCGAGGTCTCGGACCTCATCGCCGCCGCCGTGTTCGACATGGCGAACAAGGGCGTGTCCACCACGTGGCTCGGCACCGACCCGATGGACCCGTCGTTCTCGGTCGACGACATAGACGAGACCGCGCTCCCCGTCATGGCGAAGCGCGCCATCATCACCTACGCCAAGGCCAACTACGGCTACGACAACGACGAGGCGGAGCGCTTCATGGAGTCCTACGACTCCATGCTGTGCTCGCTGCTCAACAGCCGCTTCAACGCCGTCTACGAGACGGACGAGGAGGAGGTGGATGCAGGTGCGCTGGGACTCGGTCATAACGCTCCGTGACGTGGAGACCAACATGGTGGTCACGGACGAGGGCGCCGAGATAGAGGGCGAGCCCGTGGACACGCAGGTGTTCTGCAACGTCCGCTCCATCGGCATCGAGACGTGGGCCACCGCCGCGCAGCTCGGCCCCAAGCCAGAGCTGCAGGTCGAGGTTCGGACCGTCGACTACCACGGCGAGACGCAGGCGGTCTACCAGGGCCGCGAGTACGACCTCAGCTACTCAACGATGCGCGGCGACAACACCATCCTCACCTACGCCACCCACGCTAGGAACGACAATGGGTAAGCATTTGTGGGTCGAGGAGGACCAGTTCGCCGCCGCGCTCGGCGAGATTCTCGGCGACATAGCGGACGCTGCCGACGAGGCGGTGTTCCAGCTCGTGCACGACGGCGCGCGCGAGGGCCGCGACCAGTGGCGCGCCAACGCCAAGGCGTACGGCTGGGAGTACGGCGCGAACGTCACCTACCGCGCGCTGCGGGGCAGGGGCGGCGTCGAGGGGCACATCTACTCGCGCAAGCCAGGCCTCCCGCACCTGCTCGAAAAGGGGCACGCCAAGATAGGCGGAGGCCGCACGAGGGCGTTCGAGCACGTCAAGCCAGCCGCCGAATACGCGTTCAGGTACGTGCGCGAGAACCTCGGCGAGTACATAGCGAGGGAGCTGCGATGAGCGCGAAGTCCAAGGTGTACCAAGCCCTCGTCGCGACGGGCATCCCAGGCCGTCAGGACGCGTACCCAGTGGGGAAGTCCCCCGCTCCGCCCTTCTTCGTCTACTCGGAGGAGTCGGTGGGCGGCTTCGTCGCGGACGGCATAGTCTACGCGAGCCTGCCGCGCTTCCACGTGGAGCTGTTCGAGAAGGCGTCGGACTCGGCCACCGAGGCCCTGATACGAGACGCCATCCTCTCCCTCGGCTGCGTGCCCGACGAGACGGGCATCTGGTCAGAGTCTGAGGTCTGCCACATCCAGCAGTACGACTTCACCTACCACAACAGAGAAGAGTAAGGAGGCCACCATGGCCGAGCTTTCCAAGGTCCGCTTCGGACTCGCCAAGGCTTACTACGCCGTCATCAAGACCGACGGCACCTACGATACCCCCGTCGCCCTCCCCGGCGCCGTCTCGCTCGACCTCTCCCGCGAGGGCAGCGAGCCGTCGACCTTCTGGGCCGACAACATCGCCTACTACGTGACCCCCGCCGCGAACGGCGGCTACACGGGCACGTTCAACTTCGCCCTCGTCCCCGACAAGTTCAAGCAGGACGTGCTCGGCGAGGTCGTGGACGACAACGGCATGCAGGTCGAGATCGCGGACGCCACCCCCAAGTCCTTCGCGCTGCTCTACGAGGTCGAGGGCGACCTCGACAAGAAGCGCTACGTCTTCTTCAACTGCACCGCCCAGCGCGTCGCCGCTGGCGCCAACACCAAGTCGGACTCCACCAACCCCGACACGCAGGACCTTGAGTTCACCGCCATCGGCAAGGACTTCCAGAACTTCGGCGGCACCGGCGTGACCAAGAACATCGTGCGCGGCTCCGCCGAGGAGGCCGCGACCGCGTTCGCCACTTGGTACACCACCGTGCCGACGCCGACCAAGGCCTAGTAGGCACCACATCACCAAGACGTAGAGACGGCCCCTTTGCGCATCCTGTCACTGCGCAAAGGGGCCTCTCGCATATCGAGACACAGACAGGAGTGCTCACCATGCTCATCAAGTACAAGAACGCGACGGGCCGCGGCCTTCACAACCCCCTCCGATACGGCGATGGCGACGACGTCCACTTCGCGGTCTGCTCCACCTACGCCCTCAAGCTCTACTCGCAGGCGTTCATGGAGGACCCCGCCTCGAAGCACCACTCGCTCATCAACGACGTGATGGACACGGGCGACGGCGGCGACGGCACGTTCTCCGCGCTCGTGGGCATCGACTGGGACGCCGACATGCGGGCCACGTGGGCGATGCTCCGCTCGGGCGACGTGGCTGGACTGAACAGGGGAGTCGAGCCCATACCCGACTACGACGAGTTCATCGAGTCGCACGCGGCGGACATCGTCGACTTCTCCGACCTGCACGCGTGCGTCACCCGCGAGATAGATGCCACCTTTCGTACCCTATCCGCCAGACTCGCTAAGGTCGAGCGAGGGCAGTCAGGGAAGTAGCGGCGCCGAGCCGTCGCGCCTGCACTACACGAAGGTGTGGGTGGCGGCGCTCAGGCTCGGCTACACGCGGCGCGACCTCGCCGTCATGCCCTACGGGGAGGTCATCTTCGACCTCGCCGCGATGAACGACGACGGGCAGTCCAAGCAGGAACGAGAGCCAAGCGTGACCTTAGCCACGCAGGAAGACATTCGCACGATGTTGGGATAGGTGGTGCAACATGGCCGAGTACGCCGGACTTGAGATTCGCATCGGCGGCAACACGACGAGCCTCAACAACGCGCTCAAGGCGTCGACCAAGAGCGCAGCCGAGCTGCAGAGCCGCATCAGGCAGATCACCAAGGCCATGCAGTTCGACCCGACGAACCTCGGCAACGTGGAGACGCGCATCCGCATCACGGGCGACCGCATGCAGAGCCTGCAGACGAGGGCGCAGATAACGCGTACCGCCATGGAGCAGCTCGGCAACGCGGCGTCGGGAATCGGCGGCAAGACCGTGCGGCAGCTCGCCGACGAGACCGAGAACCTCTCGCTCACGGCCAAGCAGGCAGACCAGCGCTTCTCCAACCTCGTTGATACGCTCGCCAAGATTTACACGGCGTGGAACAGGTCTGCCCGCGCCGACGCCGTGGACTTCATGAAGGGCCTCCACATCGAGCCAAAGGACGCCGAGCGCCTCATGCAGACGACCACATCCTTGGAGGAGTTCAGGGCAGAGCTCGCGGCGATCAACAAGACGCGCGGTGACGGCGTGTACCAGAACCCCATCATCACGCCGGAGGAGCTCGCGAGGCTCGTGAAGTTCAAGGAGCTCGACTTCCACAACATGTTCAAGCGCGGCCTCGACCTCGACGACGTGGTGCAGAGCGCGCGCGAGCTCGGCGTCGTGCTTGAGGACTCGGCCATCGAGAACGTCCGCGAGCTGCAGGCGGCGTTCAAGGACGCGCAGCGCGAGAAGAAGGGGTACGACCAAGCGCTGCAGCTCGACCAGATGGGCACAGACGTGCAGCGCGTCGACTCCGAGGTCGAGAGCCTCTCGCAGACCATGCGGCGGCTCGACGACTCCCTCACGTCGGTCGGCATGTCCGACGAGTTCCAAGCCCTCGAAACGCGCATCGCCACGGTCGACGCGGCCCTCGACAACGTGAACAGGGACCTTGAGCGCACGAAGACGGCGATGGAGGCGGACCCCAGCAACATCGAGCTCGCGGCCCGCTACTTCAACGACATGCAGCAGAGCACGGCCCTCGCCAACGAGAAGCTCGGGCTCCTCAACCAGCAGATGGGCATGCTCAACACGGACGAGGTCTCCGACGCCGCGAAGAAGCACGGCGACCTCGCGCGGTGGGTCGAGACGTCCGCCGAGGAGGCCCGCAAGGCCCAGAAGGCGCTCTCTGACCAGCAGGCGGCGGTCGCGAACCTCGACGACCAAGTCAAGTCCATGCAGCAGCGCCTCGCGGAGGCGAAGGGCGACTCCACCCTCGCCGCGTACAGCGACGGCGTTCTCAAGTGGAAGAGTGAGACCAAGGACCTCGCTACCGAGATGGACCTTTTGGCCCACGAAGAGCAGAAGGTCGCCGAGCAGCGGAAGACGCTCGCCACCGTTCAGGGCAATTTCGACCAAGCGACCAGGGAAGTCGAGGAGTACAGGCAGCAGCTCGAACGGTTGAAGGCCGACTATAAGCAGCTAAATGAGCAGACGGTTGTCGCGTTGGATTCTGGCACCTCGGAAGACGAGCTCATTAGGATGCACGACCGTCTGGGCCAGCTCGAAGCGCAGATAAAGGAAGTCGAGACGGCCTACGACGGCGCGAAGAGGAACGTTACCGAGTTCGGGCGCGAGCTCAAGGAGCAGCAAAACCTCGTGAACTCCATGGAGAGGAGCGTCCAGACAAGGAAGGAGTCGGTCGAGGGTCTTAGGCAGTCCGTCGACGCGCTCTCTAAGACGAGGGAAGTAAGGCTGTTCCAGAATCCCGATGACGAGATAGACAAGATGCAGGGCGAGCTGGTCGAGCTGCAGGGCGACCTCCGCAAGGCCCAGTCGGAGGAGAGGAAGCTCGCGGACGCGTACGACTCCGCGCGCACCGAGAACGAGCTCGCGAAGACAGCCAAGAAGCTGCAGGACGTCGGGCAGGAGGCCAACGAGACCTCGACCGACTTGAAGAAGATGCAGGAGGCGCTGGACGCCAAGGGCGGCATCCTCAACGCCTCGACCGTCAAGTCGCTCGGCATGACGCTGTCCGCGACCGTTACGCCCGCGCTCGTCGGGGTCGGTCACAGCATGATCAGCGCGAGCTCGGACGTGGACTCCGCCTACCGCGACATGCGCAAGACCGTGCAGGGCACCGAGGAGCAGTTCGAGCACCTGCGGAAGTCCGCCATCGACTTCTCGCGCACGCACGTCACGAGCGCCGAGCAGATTCTGCAGATAGAGGCCATCGGCGGAGAGCTGGGCGTGGCGACGGAGTCGCTGTCGACATTTGCGGAGGTCGTCAGCAACATCGACGTGGCAAGCAACCTTGATGTAGAGGGCGCGGCGGAGGCGCTGGGCCACCTCGCGAACATCATGCACCTCTCCGAGGATGATTACGTCGGGTTCTCCGACGCGCTCGTCCGACTCGGCAACAACGGCGCGTCGACCGAGACCGAGATAGCCAACATCGCGGAGCGCATCGGCTCGATGGCGAGCATCGTAGGCATGTCAGCGCCAGACGTGCTCGCATGGGCGAGTTCCATCGCCAGCACTGGACAGAATGCCGAGGCGGCGGGGACCGCGGTGTCCAAGACGATGTCCTTCTTCGAGACCGCCGTTGCGTCTGCTGGCGGCACGATAGACACGTCGATGGAGGCCATCGACGCGGCGGTGCAGGAGGGCGGCAGCTCGCTCGTCGTGTTCTCCAACCTCATGGGCCAGACCGCCGAGGAGTTCGCCGAGGCATGGTCGAACGACCCCGAGACGGTGTTCGAGGGGGTCAACGAGGCCGTGGGAGAGGCGAAGAACTCCCTGCAGGGCATCGCGGACGTGGCGCACATGAGCGCGTCCGACTTCGCCAAGGCATGGGAGAGCGACCCCACGAAGGTCATGAAGGCGTTCATCGATGGCCTTAACGAGATCGAGGCGTCTGGCGGCTCTGCCGACGCCGTCTTGCAGAGCTTCGGCATCACCGCCGTGCGCCAGAAGCAGGCCATCGAGGGGCTCATGCAGACCGTTGGCGGGCTCGACGACAACCTGCAGATGTCGCGAGACGCGTGGAACGGCGTCAGCGACCAATGGGGGCAGGCGGGCGACGCGGCGAACGAGGCCGCGAAGAAGGCCGAGGGCTTCTCGGGGCAGGTGCAGATTCTCTCGAACATGTGGCAGATATTCCTCGCCGAGCTGGGCGAGGGCGCCGTTCCCATCATCAAGTTCGTCACGTCCGCGGTGCAGGAGATGTCCCAGTGGTTCTCAAGCCTCAGCCAGTCGAGCAAGACGGCCATCGTCGCGATAGGCGGCATCGCCGCGCTCGCTGGCCCGATACTTTCGTTCAGCTCCTCCATCGCGTTGGCTGTGGGGGAGTTCAACAAGTGGGTCGCGACCTCCACCAAGGGCATCGAGGTGGTCAAGGCCGCGTTCGACTCGGGAGGGCAAGCGGCGGTCAACGCGCTGGCAGGCACCGTGTCGATGATGGACAAGGTCAAGCTCATCGGCTCGCAGCTCGGCGGCTTCCTGCTCAAGGGGCTCGCGGCTGGCGCCATCCTCGTCGCGATCGGGCTCATCGTCGGCAAGCTCAAGGAGCTCTACGACCGCTACCAAGACCACATCGCCGCGACGGAGGGGCTGGACAACGCGCTCGCAAGCGTCGGCGCCTCGGCTAAGGGCGCGGTGAGCTCGCTCGAAGAGGTCGGCATGTCGGTCGAGGACCTCGCCAAGGAGTCTGGCGAGTACGAGAGCAGGCTCGCGGACCTCGCGCAGACCATCTCGGACTCCAACAAGCAGTACGGCAACTACGCGGGGCAGCTCGACTACTACGCGAACGTGGTGGGCGAGCTCGGCGGCAAGGCTAACCTCACGCAGGATGAGGCGTACAAGCTCGAAGCGGCCCTCAGCGCAGTCAACGAGGCATGCAACACCAACTACGGGCTGGACGAGTACGGCAACCTCATCGACACCCAGACGGGCAAGATTCAGGAGAACACCGACGTCATCCAGGCCAACATCGAGGCCCGCAAGCAGCAGGCCGTCATCGACTACTACGCCGACGACTACGCGCAGGCGGTCGGCGAGAACGCCGAGGCGCAGGACAGGCTGAACGCCGCGCAGGAGGAGTCCCACAAGATCGTCGCCGATATGAACCGGGACCTTGAGACCGTTGGCGATAACGAGGCCGAGCGCATCAGGTTGGTGTTCGAGTACCAAGACAAGCTGCACGCCGCGATGAGTGCGGAGAGGGACGCAAGGGCAGAGGTCCAGAGGACGCAGGAAGTCATCGACGTGCTGGACGGCAAGATAGCGAACGCCACAGAGGGGCTCCAAAAGGCCAACCAGACCATCGACGACGCCGCGAAGGCCCAGCAGGAGTTCGACCTCCGCACGCAGACGGTCACGGCTGACGTCACGGGCAACATGAAGCGCATGTCCGACGCCATCGCGGCCAGCGGCAAGACCGACATGGACTTCAACTTCATCACCGATGGCCTCAGCGCCATCAGCGTGTTCGCGAACGAGATGGGGGGCGTGGACATGAGCGCCCTCGTGTCGGCGTTCACGAGCGTGGACAGCTCCATGCTCGACGTCGTCGCGACGCTTGAGGCGGGCGGCGTGCAGATGACCACGTGGAACGCCGCGCTTGAGCAGGCCCCAGGGGCCGCGGAGAACATGGGCAGCGTCACCGCCGCGGCGTTCCAGTCCATGTACGAGGTGGCTGGTGGCAGCATCGACGACACCATGACGCTCATCGCGGGGCTGGACACCGTACGGGTCGAGGACAAGACGTTCTACGTGGGCGACAACGGCTCCATCGTCGACGAGCAGGGCAAGATTTACAACATCAACACGGACCTCGCGAGCATCCCGCCCGAGGTCATCACGTCGCTCTACGTCAACGACGAGGGCGCGAGGCAGCAGGCGCTCGACGCCAAGGCGGCGCTCTCCGACGTGGGCGAGCAGAAGCCGACGCCGACCATCAACGTCAAGGACAACGCCACGAAGCCCGCGGAGACGCTGCAGAGCAAGCTCAACGACCTGAGCGCGTACTCCGCGTCGCCGAGCGCGTACCTCAACGACTACGCATCCGACCCCATCTACGGAATCATACGCGCACTCAGGGAGCTCGACGGGATGCAGTCGAACGCGACCGCGACCGTCACCACCGTCAAGAAGACGGTCGAGCAGGCGACGGGCGGCATGAACAGCCGACCCGTCATACCGCGCCACGCGACGGGCTACATCGCGACGGGGCCGACGCTCACCAACCAGGGGTGGATAGGCGAGGACGGCGTCGAGGCGGTGGCGAACTGGGCCACGGGCGGCGCGGTCGTGCCGCTCACCAACAAGAGGTACATGCTGCCCATCGCCGACGCAATCGCCGAGGGCATGGCCGCGCGCGGCTACGACAAGGGCGGCAGCAACATCACCGTCCAGCTCAACTACAGCGCGGGAGACGACGCCAACAAGATGGCGCGCGACCTCGCGCGGGCGTTGGGCCGCATACAGCGAACGGGGAGGTAAGCGATGGCAGAGGTGAAGATCACGGGAAAGCCGTGGGCGGTCCGCTACCTCACGGCCCCGCAGGTGAGCGGCGACCAGTCGGACATCAAGCTGTCCGCGTCGTGGTCGGTGCCGCTTGAGAACACGCAGCAGAGCTCGAACTGCAGGTCCGAGGGACAGGCCGTGCTCTGGACCATCAAGTGCAGGAAGGGCAAGGACGCCAAGGAGCGCGAGGTGAAGTTCTGGGACTACCCGAGCGCCTCCGCGACCTCGTCCACGCTCGACCTCATACCGCACCTCGGCCCGACGTTCTTCTACCCGCGCGATGGGAACAACCTCATCACGGGCGTCGTGGTCGGCGTGTCCTCGGCCAACGTGAAGGGCAAGAGCGCGGCGGTGAACGAGGGCGCGTACCTCTTCGACCCCGTCGCGCCCACCATGGGCGAGCCGGAGTTCGACGAACACGGCATCCTCACCGTGCCCGTGGAATGCAAGCAGAACACGCCGCGCCAGCCGCTCTACGACGTGAAGTGGACGCGCGAGGTCTACGACTCCCAGCTCAAGACCACGGCCACGGCCACTGGCACCGTGGGCGACGGAACGGGCGACGTGGACTTCGACGTCACGTTCGACGCCGTGAGCTACCAAGTGTTCCAGGAGAACCCGAACCGCTTCCTCAAGATGACCGCCAAGGCGTACGCCCGCGGCATGCACGGCGACTCCAAGGAGGTCAGCAAGAGCGTCTACCTCTCGCTGCCGCTGCGCCCCGTAATCCAGGGCGTGCAGGTGTCGCAGGGCTCGTACACCGACCGCGTGACCGTCCGCTTTACCACCAAGGCGGACGGCGTCAACCAGAACGTCCTGAACCAGCACCCCTTCACGGGGTGCCGCATCCAGTACCTCAAGAACGTCACCGAGACGAACGCGGCGACGGCCTACGCCATGGATGGCTGGGAGAACTATGACATAGAGGACAACGGCGCGTGCACCGCGCTCTACGTCCCCGCCTCCGTGGTGCGTCCCGACCCCGACAAGATCACGTGGATTCGCGTCAAGTGCTGGAACCAGAGCGAGGAGGTCCTGTGGCGCGCGTCGGTGCCCTACAGGCTCACGGCGTTGGAGACGGAGTCGCCCACCGCGGAGGACGACGTGGTGGTGCTCGCGCCGCTCACGCTCGACGACGACGGCACCTCAATCATCGCCGACCTCTACTGGGACAAGAACGGCACCGACGACGCGACGGGCACGCAGGTCGACTGGTCCACGGACGGCTACGCGTGGAAGTCCACCGTCGAGCCATCCACGTACAACACGCTGCGCGACGACGGCGCGGCCACCTACGGCGGCGTGCGGTACCGCTCCCACACGACCCTGTACATCCGCGACCTAGAGGAGGGCAAGCTCTACCACGTCAAGGCGCGGCGCTACCGCGAGGGAGACGGCGACACGACGTACGGCGACTGGTCGCAGAAGCGGGCCATCATGGTCTGCAAGGTGCCCAAGGCGGTCACGCTCTCGGCGCCCCCGCGCATAGCCCACGGCGAGCCGCTCCCGCTCTCGTGGGCGGTGAGCGGCACGGGCGAGTCCCAGCCCGAGCTCTCATGGCAGGTCAACTACGGCGGAGGCCCGAACGTGACGCCGACCGACGCGGCCTTCACGCCTCGCTACGTCTTCGCGAGCTCCTCGGGCGGCACCCGCACGACCATCCCGTGGAGCAAGATCGAGGAGATGCTCGACAAGATCGCGAAGGAGACGCCCTCCATCGCGAAGGACAAGCCCTCGCGCGACCTCTTCATCCCCGTGAGCGTGAGCGTCAGCGTCAAGGGCGGCTACATGGTCACGTCCGAGACGGGCTACGTCGCCGTCAAGAACCCTCCCGCGGTCTCCGTGGAGGACTTCGACGTCACGGCGCAGCCCGTCTCGTTCGTCGTCGGCGCGACCGAGGAGCTGTCGGCCATCGACGTGGTCGTGCGCTCGCTGGGCGTTGCCAGCGACCTGCCAGACGGGCGCCTCATGCAGGAGCCGGGGCACGTCATGTGGTCGGGCAGGCTCGTCGGACTCGACGCGACCGCGGGCGACGAGACGTACACGCACCGCTACGCGGTCGCCCTGCCGCCCATTGACGGCCTCGTGGACAACGCGCTGTACACCGTGTCGGTGCGCGGGACCGCGGCCCTCGACGGCTCCGCGAGCGACGTGGACGAGCGCGACTTCCGCGTCGAGTGGGACCACCCCGCCGCGCCACCGGACGACTTCGCCATCGCGCCCGCCGACTACGTGGACGAGGCGGGCAACCGCCACCGCGAGGCCACGGTCACGCTCGCGTCCACGGGCGGCGAGGGCGACACGTACGACCTCTACCGCGTGACCCCGGACGGCGCGACCCGCGTGGCGTCTGGCCTGTCGGCGGGCGACTCCGTGACCGACCCCTACGCGCCCTTCGGCGAGCTGGGCGGCTCATACCGCCTCTGCACGGTCACCGAGGACGGCGCGATGAACTGGCGCGACGAGGGGTACGCGCTCAGGGGCCGCGACATGCGCATCGACTTCGGGAACGAGTACGTGGAGCTGCCCTACAACGTGGACGTGTCCGACTCCTTCGAGAAGGACTTCGAGGAGCGGCACCACTACGGCGGCGGTCGCCCCGAGGGCTACTGGAACGAGGGCGTGTCCCGCACCTCCTCGCTCTCCACCGACCTCATCCGCGTGACCGACGCCGAGGTCGCCCGCAGGGTGCGCATGCTCGCGCAGCACGTGGGGCCGTGCTTCGTGCGGCTTCCCAACGGCTGCGCGTTCGAGGCCGACGTGCAGGTCACCGACCTCTCCGAGGGCCACGCCAGCTCGGCCATAGCGGTCGCGCTCGACGTGACCGAGGTCTCGCCTTCGGGCGCTTACGAGATTGGACGGCCATGATCGACTGGACCCGCGGCTACTCCGCGAGGTGGGCCGCGTACGCTGTGAACGTGCCCACGTGGGCCGACGGCGAGGCGCTCTCGGGCGTCGTCTCGGCCTCCGTAGAGCGCGACGTGTCCTCCGAGGCCGCGCTCGTCGAGAGCGGCACCATCGAGCTCGACGCCCCCGTGGGCGAGGGCTTCGGCGAGCGCTACGTGCGCCTCGCGATGGTGGCCGAGCAGGGCGGCGAGACGGAGCGCGTGGACGTCTGCACGCTTTTGTGCTCGTGCTCCTCGGGCGACGTGGACAAGGGGGTCGACCGCCTCTCGCTGGACGGGCGCTCAGTGCTCTGGCCCGCGTCGCGCAAGGTGCTGCCCCGCGGCGAGTACGTGCCGCGCGGCTACGACTGCGTGGCGTGGTGCCGCGAGATGCTCGAAGGGTGCCTCGCCGCGCCCGTGGTGGCCGAGGGCAGCTTCACGCTCACCGAGCACTACGTGATTGATTTGGGCAGCTCCGTGCTCGACGCCGTGTGGCTTGTGCTCGACGCGGGCGGCTGGTGCCTGCAGATAGACGGCGACGGCACGGTCCACGTGAGGCCGCGCCCGACAAGCCCCGCCCTCGTGCTGGACGACGTGGGCGCGAGGCTGATCGTCCCCGGCGTCCACCACGAGCTGGACTGGTCCGAGGTGCCGAACAGGTACTGGGCCACTGACGGCTCGAACGCGGCGGTGGCGGTCAACCGCGACCCCGCGAGCCCGACGTCTATCGTCTCGCGCGGCTACGAGAGCGACGCCTACGACTCGTCCCCCATGCTGGTGGACGGCGAGGACCTGCAGGGCTACGCCGAGCGCATGCTAGAGGAGCGCTCCACCGTCCACGACGTGCGCTCCTACGTGCGCGAGTGGTGGCCCGGCGTCACGTGCTACTCGGTCGTGCGCGGCACGCTCCCGTCCATCGCCCTCGACGGCGACCTCATAGTGGAGCGCCAGTCGCTCGAATGCGGGCACGGCATCAAGGTGTCGGAGCAGTCCTACATGGAGGTGAAATCATGGCAGCGCTAGAGCCGAGCACCGTGTGGGCGTTCGGGGAGGTCATGTCGACGACGCCGACCGAGCGCACGCGCGAGGCCGACGCCACCGTCACCAAGGTGGACGGCGAGGGCGTCGCGTGGGTGACCGTCGCGGGCTCCGACGCGGAGACGCCCGTCAACGGCGGCTCCGTCTCTGCGCTCGGGGTCGGCCAGACCGTGCGCGTGAGGGTCGAGGGCGGCAGGCTGTGGGTGCTGGGCAGCTCGTCCTCGCCCTCGGTGGGCACGTCCTACGTCGGCGCGGCGATCAGGCCCGTCGACGCCAAGGCCGAGCAGGCGCTCGTCGAGTCCTCCCGCGCGAAGGCCGCAGCCGACGCGGCGGAGAGGGACGCCAACCGCGCCGCCACCGCGGCCACCAACGCCGAGGCCAGCGCCGACACCGCCGCTCAGGCGGCGACCAGCGCCGAGGGCAGCGCGTCCACGGCGGCGACCGCCGCCACGAACGCTCAGGGCAGCGCATCCACCGCAGCGACCGCCGCGACGAACGCGCAGACCTCAGCTGGACAGGCAGCGATCAACGCGCAGAATGCGGCCACCTCGGCTGGCAACGCGGCCACCTCCGCGAGCCAAGCGGCCAGCGACGCAGCCGCGGCGAACACCGCGGCGAACCAAGCCATCGCCGACGCTCAGGCGGCGCAGACCGCAGCCGACCAAGCGGTTGGCAGCGCGAACCAAGCGGTCGAGTCCGCTGGCCGCGCCGAGAACAGCGCACGCGCGGCGAACACCGCCGCCAACTCCGCACTCACGCAGCTCTCCATCGTGGAGGACGTGAGCGGCACCCTCAGCTGGATACGCGACCACGGCACCTACCGCGCGACCACGGACACGACCGTGCAGGACGGAACCGTCTACTTCAAGCTTGAGGGCGGCGACTACGTGCCCATCGCCGAGCCGAGCGGCAACCCGCAGGCGCAGGGCTGGTACGTCCTCGACGTGAGCGACTCGCAGACCGACTACATCATGGCGCACCTCGCGGTCACCTCGGCTGGCCTATGGGTGCTGCCCTCTGGAATCGACGCCGAGAAGGGGGCGCAGCGCAGCCCAGGATACAAGGCGCTGCTCTCCAACGCGGGCATGACCGTCTACGACCCGCTCGGCACCGCCGTGGTAACCTACGGCGAGTCCGTGACCTTCGCCACCGACCGCGACTGGCACGTGGGCAATGCTCAGGCGTTCATCTTCTACGACGAGTCCGAGGGCACGCTGCAGATAGGCGGCGCGAACGTCACCATCGGCGGCAAGGCACCAGCCGACCTGCTCACCTCGCTCGACGTGTCGGTCACGCAGACCTCCACGGGCGCGGACATCACCGTCAACGGCGACACGGTTTCCATCGACAATGGAAGCGACGGCTCGCAGATATGGACGGCCACCGCAGACCCGACCACGCCGAACTACACCTTCGCACGCTCCGCGCTGACTGGTGGCACGGGAGCGCCGCGCATCGGCGACATCGTGGTCAGGAGCTACTACCGATACACCGTCAGCTCCGTGGCCTCGTCCACCGTGCTCACAGGCAACAGGACGTCCATCCGCGGTGCCACGGGCGACACTGGTCCGCAGGGCGAGACGGGTCCACAAGGCGAGCAGGGCGAGACGGGAGCCAAGGGCGACACGGGAGCGACAGGAGCAACAGGAAAGACTGGTGCGACTGGTGCGACTGGTGCAACAGGAGCCACTGGCGACACGGGCGCTACTGGCAAGACGGGTGCGACGGGAGCGACGGGTCCGCAGGGCGCGACGGGAGCCACGGGTGCCACGGGAAAGACTGGGGCCACTGGCGCGACGGGTGCTACTGGGGCGACTGGCAAGACTGGCGCGACAGGTGCCACGGGTCCCAAGGGCGACACAGGACCGGCGGGCGCGACAGGCCCCAAGGGCGAGACGGGCCCAGCTGGGGCGACTGGCGCGACGGGGCCCGAGGCGGTCGTCTCGATCAACCCCACGGCCATCGACTGGGCCAAGAAGACCGCGACGCTGCAGGCCACGCTCAGGGTCAACGGCACCGTCAGGACGAGCGGCGTGACCTACGACTGGACCAAGGGCACCTCGGCGACCTCGCTGGGCAGCGCCTGCACGCTGGCCGTGACCGACCTCAACGCGACCTATCACTGCACCTGCACATGGTAAGGAGCAACGCATGGCGAAGGTGTTCATAGCGGTGCCGACCACGCCCTTCGGCGGCATCCACCCCGAGTGCTTCAAGTCCATCTACGGCCTCGACCCCGCTGGCAACTGGCTGCTGTTCGACTACCAGAGCGGCTACCAGTGCTCGACCGCGAGGAACCGCATCGCGCAGCAGGCGATGGACGAGGGCTTCGACTACGTGCTCATGGTCGACTCGGACACGGTGCTGCCCTCGGACTGCGTGCGGCTCATGCTTGAGCAGCCCGTGGACGTGGTGGCCGCGTGCTGCCCGCACAGGCCCTCGTCCAACGTCTACGACGGGCGCGTGAACGCGACCAAGCTGGGCGAGCGGGACTACACGGACTTCTACACCGCCACCGACCTCGCGGCGCTCAGGGACGCGGGCGTCACGCGCGAGCCCATCCACGGCTGCGGCTTCGGGGCCACGATGGTGCGCGTGGACGTCTTTCGGCGCATCGCGTGGCCGTGGTTCAGCTGGACGGACTACCCAGACGGCAACTGCTTGAGCGAGGACCTGAGCTTCTGTGAGCGGTGCCACGACAACGGCATACAGGTGCATCTCGACCCGCGCATCGTCTGCGGGCACGTGATGCGGCGAGTGGAATGGGCGGTGTGAGATGGCGCAGCAGACAGGCAGCATCAGCTTCGAGGCGACAAGCGCGGCCAGCCTCCGCGCAGACGGCCAGTACGAGTCGCTCAGCGACAACCTGCGCGACAACTACTACACCAAGAGCGAGTTCACGGTCGCGCCCGACAAGATTCTCTCGACCGTGAAGGAGCAGTCGGAGCAGTCGGCTAGGCCGAACCTCACGCCGTGGTTCTCTCACCCCATGTCGGACGTGTGGGACGCCACGACGAACCCTAATGGTTATTGGTCGAATTCAGCGGCCACGTGGTCGGGCGCGTGGACCAACCTCAAGGACGGCTGGGCGCACATCGACGTCGACAACAGTGCTGGCTCATCCACAGTCGGTCGCTATTCGTCTGGCGACTGCAACCTCGGATGGATGGAGGTCGGCAAGCAGTACACGATACTGCTTGAGGGCCGCAACTGCACAGGCGAGGTCGCGAATATCTACGCGTCCACGGGCGCTGGCGACACGTGGCTCCCTGGTTCCGCGAACCTCAAGCCCCAGTTCGCCGAGGGGTCGTTCACCTACTGGCAGACGCTCACCGCCAAGGCACCGTCTGGCACGGACGTCGAGTACCGCATATGTAACTTCCGCATACAGGTCGCCGCTGGCAAGACGGCGAGCGGCGATTTCAGGTTCAGCATCTACGAGGGCGAGTATTCTGGCCCGTACAAGCCCTACGTCGATCAGTCCCTCATCGGCAGGATGTCGAGCGCAGAGACGAGCATCGAGCAGAACGCCGAGGCAATTACGCTCAGGGCGCAGGAGATAGAGCGCGGCATGACGTTCGTGCCGACGAAGCACGACAGAGAAGACGCATGGTTCTGGTACTCGTTGCCCGCGACGGTGTGGACCTTCCTCGACGACGGCTGGGCGCACTACGAGTACACGAACGCAGGCACGTCCGAGGTGTCGACGTACATCGCCCCGAAGAGCTGGGGGCAGGTAATCCCCGGCGAGGAGTACACGTTCCTCATCGAGATAAAGAACTACTCCGGCTTCTCAGGCACGGGACAGTTCATGTACATGCAGGAGATGGCAGGGGCGCAGTTCTGGGGCACCCAAGTCGTGAAAGCAAACGGTAACGTCAAGTCGACGCGCATCTCGTACGACGACATCGTTGACGGCGCGTTCACCAAGCGGTTCGTGAAGTTGGCCGACGTTGACCACATCGGCGACGGCACCACCTACGACAACATGTGCTTCCGCTACCGCATGTACATAAAGCCCAGTACAACCTTGTCCATCGACGTGCGCATCAGCGTGTACCCAGGTGACTACGCGGGGCCGTACAACGAGTACCTCACCGCCGCTTCGAGCGCCCAGCTCAAGGTCGCGAACGACGCCATCACTTCAAAGGTGAGCACGACCGACTACAACGGCCAGACCGTCGCGTCGCTCATCAACCAGAGCGCGGACACCGTCAAGATTCAGGCGCAGCACGTCGAGATCGACGGCACGACCACGTTCACGTCTGGCACGACGCTGGCCGACTACGTGGAGGGCAAGGCGCAAGACGCGGCGGACTCGGTGGTGGTGGGCGGTAGGAACCTCCTCCGCCGCACGGCCACGCCGTTCGACTGGGCCATCAACGTCACGACCTACAGCACGCACCACCTCTACTCCACGGGCTCGACGGACACCGCCTACGACGGCCCAACGCTGGAAGAGCTCGGCCTCGGGGTGGGCGACGAGGTGACGTTCACCTTCGACTGGGAGACCTCGCAGAACGGCTCCACGGCCATCCGCTACGGCAGCTTCCGCATCGAGTACTACGGCGTGACGTCGAGCGGCACGAACGGGTACATCACGCGCATGGGCGACGTCGTCACCATGAACGAGTCCAACGCGTCTGGGCACTTCGTGCGGACGGCCACGCTCACCGCGGCCCTGCTCAAGACGCAGCGCATGGTGGTGCGCGTCGACAACTCGGCCCTCGTGTTCTCGGTGTCAAACGCGAAGCTTGAGAAGGGCAACAAGGCGACGGATTGGAGCCCTGCACCAGAAGACCAGACCGCATACGTCGACGAGTCCGTCAAGGGCATATCCATCGGAGGCCGCAACTACCTGCGGTGGAGCGGCGAGGGTGCCGTCTACGCGGACCACCTGCACAAGGACCGCAAGTGGGGCATGGCGAATACCTATTGCCCTGTTACAGTCGACGGCAACACCTTCAACGGCGTCCGCAACTCCTCGGCCCTCACGAACCGTACGGGAGGCCTGCGACTGTCATGCGTTACCGATAGCGGTGCATGGGCTTATAGCAACCCAGGCGATTCGACCGACTTCGGCATAGACATGGCGGTCGGGGACACGTTCACGTATTCGGTTGACGCAAAGACCTCGGGAAACCGCATCGCCCTCATACCGCAGTATTACAACGGCAGCTCGGTCTGGACAGAGACTGGCTCCGTCGAGTTCACGCCGCCAGACGACGGCTGGCACCGCTACGAATGCACGTTCACCCTGCCAGCCAACTTCGTGTGCTTCACCGCGCTTGTCGTGGCCTGCGAGATGGTGGCCGACACTACTGTGTCCGCGAAGAATTACAAGCTAGAGCGCGGAAACAAGGCGACAGGCTGGTCGCCGAGCCCAGACGACGTCGAGCAGAGCGCCGTCAAGCGCACGCAGCGCATCTGGTGGCGTGCGACCGAGTCGGGCGCTCCCTCCAAGCTAGAGACGTGGCTCGACACATCGGGCACGGGCTACGGCAACTGGTCGCTCAGCGTGCCCCAGCTCAAGAGCGGTGACACCAAGTACCCGTTCCTGTACACGGCGGTGCAGACACAAACGGTAGCACAACAAGCGGCTGGCAACACGTGCTCATGCTCTCCCGTGCTTATCGACGAGACCACCACGGTCATCGACGGCGGGACCATCATCACTGGCAGCGTGCACGCGAACAGTCTGGACGCCGACTCGGTCAAAGCGAACATCGTGCAGACGACCGACCTCAGCGCGACGAAGATCACGAGCGGCGACATCGCCACCGAACGCATGAGCGCGAACGTCGTGAAAGCGGTCAAGGCCAAGGTGAGCGACCTCTACGCCCTCGTGGCGAAGATTGGCGGCTTCGTCATCAACGCCACGTCCATATTCAGCGGTACGGCGGTCACGTCCAACGCGGACAACTCCATCGCGCTCTCCACGGAGGACTTCACGCGCACGATCAACAGTACGTCACGCGCTGGGCTGCGCTTCGCAATTGGCGACAAGTTTGGCGTCACGGGCGACGGCACGCTGTACGCAAACGGCGCGAACATCACGAGCATCAACGCGGGCAACATCAGCTCGGGCAGCATAAGCGCGGACCGCATCAAAGCCAACGTCATCAGCGCCGTGAACAACGGCACGGGCACCATCAACGCCGACAAGGTGAACGTGTCGCAGATAACCATCGGCGAGTCTCAGGTGACGAACCTCACGACCGACCTCGACAACAAGGCGAACTCGTCCGACCTCACCGCAGAGACGAGCAAGCGCAAGGCCACCTACGGCACGTGTTCGACGGCGGCTGGCACAGCGGACAAGGTCGTCACGTGCGCGAACTTCGAGCTGTACGCGGGCGCGGCGGTGACGGTCACGTTCTCCACGGCGAACACGGCAGTCGTGCCCAAGCTCAACGTGAACTCGACGGGTGCCGTGGCCGTCTGGTACAACAACGCAGCCGCGTCAAACGACAACCCCGTGCTTTGGGGCGCGAACGCGACGCTCACGTTCGTCTACGACGGGTCACATTGGGTGCTGGACGAGAAGCCCCCGACTTACGCCGTAGCATGTTCCACGGCGGCGGCTACGAGGGACAAGGCCGCGACCGTCACGGGTGCGCTCGTTGTCAACGGCACGACGGTCGCGGTGAGCTTCTCCACCGCGAACACCTACGTCGCGGCCAGCCTGGGGTTCAACCTCTCTGGCACGGGCGACGACGTCATTCGCGTTGACGGCGCGGTGACCTCGGCGAGCAACACGTTCACGTGGGCGGCGAACACGACGCTCACGCTTGTACGTCGTGGACTGTGCTGGGACGTCACGGGCAACGACCAAGCGAGCAAGACCGCAACCACCTACCTCACCGAGGGCACGAGCAACGGCCTGATGGTGCACCGCTCGAACAACGCGACCACGGGCGTGAAGATCACGGACGACGTGGACATCGTGCGGAACGGCAGCGTCATGACCAAAGTCGACGAAAACGGCATGACGTTGTACGACGGCAGTGGAACGGCAGACGGCAACGTCGTGGCGAAGTTCTCGGAAGACCTAGTTGAGCTAGGCAAAGGCTCAGAAGATGCCATCATCAAGCTTTGCGATGGGACTGGGCAAATCTCGCTCAATCGTCTTACGAGTGATACCGCATGGCTTGAACTCATGAGCATCTATTGGTTGAAGCTCAAAGGTGTGGATTCGTCAATAGAGCTAGGCGACGAATTCATATACGAGCAGGGTGGTCAAAGCTACTACGCGGGGAACGTCCACATCGAGTCCCGCTACAACCAAGGCGAGCGAGTCGCTGAAATATGGATGAACGCTGAGGGCAGGGACGGCCAGACGTCCTCTATTGACATGTACGCCGACAGCATCAACCTGAACGGCACCCTCACCCTCTCCACGCCCCTCGCAGACTCCAACCTCCCGACCATGGGCAGCGCTGACATGGCTGGCACGTCTGATGCCACCTCTGGCGCGACGCTTGCCGTTCCGTACATCACAACAGACGCATATGGTCGCGTAACGGCTAAGGGCACGCACACGCACACCATCGGCTCGCTGGCGGCAGGTGCGGTCACTTCGGGCACGTTCAACGCTGCACGTATCCCGAACCTTAACGCGAGCAAGATTACTGCGGGAACACTCAACTCTGCACGACTCCCGACCGTCCCCGTCAACAAGGGTGGCACGGGCCAGACGGGCGTTACCACCGTCACCGACGTGGCGAGCTTCATCGCGGCGGCGTCGGGCGTGACCATCAACTCCGTGCGCGTGACCGTGTGGGGCAAGCTGGTGCACGCCTACGTTACGGCCAAGCCCGACGCGGCCAAGACTAGCGCGTGGGTCGTGGGCACCGTCGTGGACGCGTACAGGCCCAACGCAGTCGTGACGGGCAAGCCCTACTACACGGGAGTCGACTCCGCGCGAATCATGACGGACGGCACGATGCAGATAACCGCGTGCGGAGCGCACGAGGTGGGCGTGAGCTTCACGTACCTGCTGGCATAAGGAGGCAACAGACATGGACGAACCCAAGTACGTGGTGGTCGAGATGCAGACGGGGCAGGACGGCAAGGTCGCGTGCCTCGTCACGAGCTACGACGACCGCCTGCAGGCCGAGAGCGCGTGGCACTCGGTCATGGCCGCGGCGGCGATAGGCACGCTGCCCGTGCACGCGGCGGTGCTGCTGGACAACCTCGGCGCGGAGCTGCTGACCGCGCGGTACGAGCACGGGGCGGCTGGCGAGTAGCCGCGCCGCCCACACAAGGCACCAAGGGACGCCCCTTCCATGCGGTCGCGCGGGAGGGGCGTCCCCATGTCAAAGCGCGGCCAGATTGTGAGGTAGGAAGATGGCCCCGTACAGCTACTTCGTGGAACCCATCATGGACCAGAAGGCGCAGGTCGCCATCATCGGGCTGATGATTCTCGCGCTGATGGACGTCATTTTCGGCGTCCTCAACGCCTGGTTCATACAGCACGACTTCAGCACGCACGAGTTCCGTCAGGGACTCATCCGCAAGCTCGCGAACTTCGGCATCGTCGTGATGGCCGACGTCGTGGACGCGATGCTGCTGGGAGGCTTGGAGCTGGGCTTCCAGCCCGTGCTCATGGCCGTCTGCGTGGCGCTCATCATGATGGAGCTGGGGTCGCTCCTCGAAATCTTCGCGGAGATGCACCCCGAGATCAGCGAGAGCGAGTGGTACCAGATGCTCGCGCACAGCAAGAACGGACTGCACAAGGACGGCACGTCATGAGGGCGTTCGGCGTCGACCTGTCCGAGTGGCAGGGCGGCATCGGCATCCAGCGGCTGCGCGACGAGGGCGCGGAGGTCGTGATC